TTAAACATAAGCGCCATTTGGAGCCTCACTTGTGGTTTCGTGTTCATTTAAAAATTTAATAAATAATTTTAAAATTATAAAATGAAATAATAATTCAACTAGGCACTCAAACAGCACAACCAGCGTTGCTGAAACCGGATGTGTTGCAAAGACCCGGTATTCATCTAAAAACACATACAGCATAATGGGAATTAATACATAAAACACTCCCAGCCAGATTTTAATACTCCACCAGAAATTTTTAGAAATTTTTGCGGAATACTCTAAGGCATCGACTTCACCGTTTTTATAGCGGCGTGAAAACATCACGACAAACGGGGCCAAGATATAATTTATATATTTAATAACTCCCGGAATAAAAAATATAAAAGACCATAAAAATATTTTACCCCAGGCCCGCAGGGTTTCAATAAAACTTAGCTCTAAATTTTCTTTAATAAATAGGCTGAGCTTAGTTTGCTCAGTGACCAAAATAAATGCACAAAATAAAGAAATAAGCAGTGGAAACAAAATCGCGCTTAGCACCGAAAAAAAACCCCAAAGCCAGATTGTATTAGATAGCCCATCTTTTGAGCTGATAATGTCTTCCACTTGTTTTTGTAAAAACTGATCAGTTAAGTTTGAAAAAAGCAACGCTGAAAATATCAGCAAAAAGTAGGGATTTAGTAATATTTTATGGTTAAAATTTTTTATTTGCAACACGCAAGAAAGCATTCAATGAGAAATCTGTGCTGTCAAGTAAATGACAAATAAATGGGCGTGTAGGGGTTGCGCACTCGAACAAAAATCGTGACAACGATGACCTGAGGTATTAGTTTTGTAAATTCACGTTCAATACATGGTTTAATAAACAGTGCCCTGGTGGCGAAATTGGTAGACGCACAGGACTTAAAATCCTGAGCTTCCAGGAATGGGGCGTGCCGGTTCAAGTCCGGCCCAGGGCACCAAAAAGCGATTTAGATTATCAAAGCCTATTTTTACTCTCTTTGGCAGTGAAGAGAAAAGACTTTGGCAAGCGTCCCAGAACGATACGAAATAAAACTCAATCCGAATCTGTTTCCAGATCCCGCTTTTTCAAACGAAAAAGGTTACGATTCTTTCTTTTCTTTGTACCACACAACGGTCAGTGATCGGACTTTTAACGATCTTTTGAGCAGCTTTGCACGCCTGTTGCTGATCGAATGCATCCGACTTGCATACAAGATGCGGTCAACTTGCTACACGATTGATGCACGCTTGTTACCACGTTGGCGCGGAGTTACTACACTGATGTTGCTTTCTGAGTTGAGTAATTTCAACTACATAGAGCCCCTTAAAGAAGATAAGAAAAATGAAATAAGAGAAGATAAAAATAATAGCGCTCAAAGCGTAAAACCTGAGCAGTTTGATTTTGAAATTCCTTATGCCGCTTACCCACTCAAAAAAGGCAAAACACCAGGCTTCCGAAAACTCGCCCGTGACGTTAAAACCGAAGCCGATTTTGAGAACCTAAAAAAAGCCTCTTCCAACTACGCCGAAGAAATCAGGCTCAACAATACACCAGCACAGTACACAAAACATTTTTCAACCTTCGCGGGCCAATGGCGCGACTGGGTTGATTTCGTTCCATCAGCAAAAGGTCAGAATGGCCAGCCGTTGACCGATCACTTTGCGTCGCAAGCGCAACGCCTTGGGGTTGTAAAATGACCCACAAAGAGCTTGTCATGCGCCTTGCCGCCCACTTCAAAACCAAACTCGAAGACGCTTTTGTCCTGGCTGATTCCGAGTTTGCAAAACATCAATCTACGCCGGAAGAGTTTGCGATCGCTTGCGAACTTTATAAAAGCGATTCAAAAAACCAATGGTACCCGAAAAACATTCAATGCGTTGTCGATCTGGTAAAAAAACCAATTACCGATGAAGACACAGCTCAAAACATCGTCTCTAAAATCTTAGAATATCAAATTAAAAAAGGCGCTTCATGGAAAAACGCCGTAATTGCAAAAGACCAAAAATCATATTTTGTCGGACTGAACAGTAATCAAGAAGAGTGCCTACACTACACATTCGAAGACGCTATGGTGTCAGTGTTCGGACTCATCGGTTTGGAAGTTATAAAGCGAGAAAACGGCTGGACTAGCTTCTGTGCCAATTCAAGTCAGTTCGACAAAACAATCTTACGCCCTCAACTGGTGAAACTCACAATTTCACTGATTAAACATTTTGAAAAGACAGGCTCGTTTAATATTGCCCCTCTCCCCCTTGAATTAGGCGGGCCTGTCTTGGGTCAAAACACCAATCTTTTGAATTTTAAGGCGAAGGAGATGCCAAAATGAAAACAAAAGCGCAGTCGTTCAAGAGTGTAAAACAAAAACCCCAAAAGCGTAATTTAGTGCTTGCGGCCATCAAGAAAAATAAAGGCGCGACGTTGTTCGAGCTGGTTAAGTTTCTGAGATGGCCAGTCAACTGCATTACCGGCCGAGTAAACGAGCTTTGCAAGCAAGGCTATGTGATCGACAGCGGCAATCTGAGAAAAAATCCGAAATCAAACCGAAGCGCTGTTGTCTGGGTGGCCAATGTCTAACGGCTTCAAGATGTTTTGCTACGGCCAATGCTCATGCAACCGGGCTTACAACTGGGGGCTGATCGGCGTTGAGAAATTTGAAAACAAATTTGTTCAAGAATGCCCAGATTGCAAAAGCATTTTGGTTCAAAAATTCGACAAACGCCAACACCGCAAAATCAAAGAAGCCAAAAACAACAAAAGAGCCGGCGCGGATCATGGCCTGAAAACCAGAGCAAAGGATTATTTAGCATGAACTTTTTCAATCCAGCAAAAGAGACAAAAGCAGAAGTCGTATTTTTCTACGTCGCTGCAGTTCTGATTTTATTAATTTTTAAGGGCTGCTTTTAGCCCATAACACAAGGAGATAGCATGGCAAAAAAGATAGAAACATTAACCCCGGAGCAAATGGCCAAATTTGGCGACTACGTTAAAACGTGGCTCGGCATTGGCCTGTGCACAAAACGAGCGAACCGCGCACTTGCTGAAAAGCACTGTCGGGATGCTTACGCATCAGCTGGCCTGCAGCCGCCTAAACTGATTCTGTGGGCCCAATCACCACTCGGCATGCTGATGACTGCGAAGCTCATCAAAGAAGCTGCCAAGACCGGAATAGCGCCGTATGCGGCGACAAGTCCTGGGGCTCAAGTCGGGGCTCAAGTCGGGGCTCAAGTCGGGGATCAAGTCGGGGCTCAAGTCGGGGCTCAAGTCGGGGCTCAAGTCAGGGATCAAGTCGGGGCTCAAGTCGGGGATCAAGTCAGGGCTCAAGTCGGGGATCAAGTCAGGGCTCAAGTCTGGGCTCAAGTCGGGGCTCAAGTCGGGGCTCAAGTCGGGGATCAAGTCGGGGATCAAGTCGGGGCTCAAGTCGGGGCTCAAGTCGGGGATCAAGTCGGGGATCAAGTCAGGGATCAAGTCAGGGATCAAGTCAGGGATCAAGTCAGGGATCAAGTCAGGGATCAAGTCTGGGCTCAAGTCAGGGATCAAGTCGGGGATCAAGTCTGGGCTCAAGTCAGGGATCAAGTCAAAAATTCTTCGCTTCGCGAAGAGTGGAAAGAATTTGGCGAAGGTTATTACTATCAATCATGCATGGGTCAACACGACGCTGGATTTTTGAGTTTCTATGCGTTCATGCGCGAAGTTGTCGGCTTAACTGAAGCCACCGAAAAAATACAGGCTTATTCTGAGCTCGCAAAAGAAACAGGATGGATGGCTCTTTATAAAGAAGTCGCGATCCTTTCCGAAAAACCGATTGCGGTTCACAGAAATGAAGCCGGTCAGCTGCATAATTTCAATGGCCCAGCTGTTGAATATGCCGATGGATTCGGAATTTTTTACTTCAACAACGTAAGCCTCTATCAAAAAGAGCAATACGCTTTCCAGGCTGAATACACCAAAGCAGACATCATCAAAGAAGAAAACGTCGATGTGCGCCGCGAACTGATTAAAAAAATCGGTATCGAGAAAGCCATTGAGGCTTTGGAAGCCAAAGTTGTGAACACTTTCGAATCTGCAGTGGGCGGAAAATACGAGCTTTTGAGCTTGGATTATAACGACCGCGGCGAATTCAGACCCTACCTGAAAATGTCGAACCCATCTTTAAAAGGCACTTATCACATTGAAGGCGTTGGCCCCGAAGTGAAAACCGCCAAAGAAGCAATCATGTACAGAAACGGATTAACCCAATTTATCGAGCCAGTGAGCTTGAGCTAAGGAACCAATATGCAAAACGTAACTTATTACCAACAAGGCGACTGTTTAATTAAACCAATCGGAAAATTCGGAGTTTTCACGCAGGAATTTGACAAAATTCCGAAGGCCGCGAAACCACTCAAAGGAAATCTGGTCTTAAAGGGCCAGACGAACTCTCACGCGCTTTACAATGGCGAGTTTGAGCTTTTCGAGCACGAAGGCACGATTTTTATTGATGCCAAAACCGATGTGACGCTTGACCACGTTAAAGACCACTTGGTTGCCACCCCTACCCATGCGGAGCACCACGCTCAGTCGATTGCGGCCGGAAAATATTTTGTGCCGCCATTGATGGAGTATGACCATTTAAAAGAAGAATCACGTCGGGTAATTGACTAATGTCCAATCAAAAGGACATGGAACTTAAAGAATACAAACTCTATCAGCCGGTGAAAACTTGGCTGATAGAGAACGACTTTGAGGTATTCCCAGAGGTTCAAAAATCTTTTTCAGCTCGAATGATCGACGTAGTCGGAAAACGCGAAGACGTACTTTATCTGATTGAGCTTAAGATGTTCGCAACCAAAACGCTTTTGGCCCAATACTGCGATTCACGCTTGGATTCTGAATTTTGTTTCGGCGCGGTTGGATCACAACCAAAGCCAGAGACGATTGAAAAATTCAGAGCTGCAGGAATCGGACTTTTGCTGGTTAAAGATGGATCGGTTGAGGAAATTTTAAGCCCAGCTAAAAAAATGGATATTTTCGAGCCGTCGCGAGACGGTTTGATTCGCAGACTTTACAAAAGACCCGATGATTTTGTTGCTGGGCTACCATGCTTAAAAGGCCAAGGCCCGGCGCAGGATTGCGAAAGACGAGTCAGACAGTTTAGAGCTGAGAATCCAAAGGCAACTTGGAAACAAGTTTTTGCAGGCGTTCCGAATCATTATTCATCACCAAGCTCTATGCAATCCGCTATGGGTAAAACCAGAGATCGAGTTGGCGCATGAAAGCAATTTCAATTCGTCAACCTTATGCCTATCTGATTGTTAATGGCCATAAAGATATTGAAAACCGAAATTGGAAAACAAAGCTTCGTGGCCGCGTTTTAGTTCACGCCTCTCAGAAAATTGATGATGAGGCCGTGAAACTCTATGGCCTTGAAGATGTGTATTTCAACACTGGCTGCATTGTTGGATCGGTCGAAATCACTGATTGCGTAACCGAATCCGAGTCGCGCTGGTTCATTGGCAAATATGGCTTTGTTCTGAAACACCCCGAAAAAATCACGCCTTTTAAATACAAGGGTCAACTTAACTTTTTTAACGTAAAGGAGAATGTTCTCAAATGAACCAAAAACAAAAGCTCGAACACTACAAAACGAAAGCGCAGCAATATCACGACTACTCTGTAAGTCTTGAACAGCGGCGAAAAGCTTGAGAAATTGGCGCTGTATCTTCCTGTCTGCCAGCAAATGCAACAAATGAAAAGAAAAGTTTTTTGGAAGCTGGCTCTTGAGGATTTGTGCATTTTGCTTTTACGCGAAAATTTCGACTTAAACCAACAGCTTTCGCAAGGTTCTCAATCAATCCGAATTCCATTCAAAGGGGTAGTAAAATGAAAAGAGATATTCACGGCATTATTGTTCAGGACGCTAAAGAAGATCCCAGCTATCAAGATGGCGGCGACTCTGCTTTTTCAACTGGTCTGATGGCTTTTGGTGGCAGTAAGCGGGATTTCGACCTCATGCCCCTGTTTATTCAGGACGGCCAACTTGTCAGGCATCCATTTCAAGATGCAAACACCGGCACAGCGCCACACAATGACCCGAAAGCCACGAGCCGTGATCAGGTCTTGGCTTTTTTCAGCGGAATTGCTGGCAAGAATTATTTTAACACCGACAGCGAAGACAGACTTAAGCTGTTTATGGTCAGAACCGCTGCCACAAACTACGCCCGATCATGGCGAGTAAATTCCGACGTTCTTTCGTTTTCAAATAAGCTCTATCTGTACAAGTGCTGTGATGTTGGAAGCTTGGCGCCGTTGTGGCTCGAACTTCTGGGTCGCCTTAATCTTTTCATCGACATCATTTTTGCCTGCTTCATCAATCCAAAACATGAAGTAAATCAGATCACAGCCGCGGCTTGTGTTTATGGCAAAGGTTGGGCTTGGCTGTTGTACAAACTTCACCCCGATCTTTTCGGCAATCTAAATGAGTATTTTGGCGGCTGGCGGAATCGGCAAGAAATAGCCGACGCCATGATTACGAAAGTTAAGGCGGTTTTGTGATCCAAGCCGACTTGCTCACAATTTCAAATCAAATGTGGTGGCAGCTTCAAGGTCAGCGCTACCCAAATCACGAAACGGATTTTTTCAACCAAATCACAAAGCCATTATTTGAAATGATCCAATCACATCAAAACCAAACAGCTACGGCTGAGAAAGAAGCGAATATGCAACCAACAACGGAAACGACAAAGACCTACGGATTAGGCCAAACGGCGCCAGATTACGACAGCACCGCGAAAGTGGCGCATGAAGTAAACCGCGCATTTTGCGAAAGCATCGGCGACACAAGTCAGCCAGCTTGGGAAGACGCACCAGAATGGCAAAAGTCATCTGCTCGAAATGGCGTTAAAGCTCACATCGACAGCGGTCTGACTTTGACTCCTGAGCAATCGCACGAGTCTTGGATGGAAGAAAAGCGTCTTGACGGCTGGATTTTTGGCGAAGTCAAAGACCCGGAACACAAAACGCACCCATGCATGGTGCCTTACAACCAGTTGCCGATCCAGCAGCGCACCAAAGACTATTTGTTTCGCGCAGTAGTTCACTCAATTCACGGTTAATTAACAGTCCTTTTAAGGACAGAAGGCAGGAAAAATGGAAGCAACAGTAACAAGATGTAAGTTCAAGTGTGATTTCGTTCAGCACAATGCTGGCGGTAGCAAGAATGCACCATTGAGCCCAGTTTATGGAGACTCGCCAGAAAATAAATCATTCTGGAAATACACACCAACCGGAAAGCTTGAGATTAATCACTCAAACCCGTCGGTTGAATTTGTGCCAGGCGCAGAATACTACATCGACGTTTCATTGGCGACAGCAGCCCCACCAGTAGTTTAACAATTTTCGGCGCAGTTCAGAGGGGTTTGGACTGCGCTGATTTTCAGGAGCCATGATGAATAAGGTATTTTATCACTTTACAGCCAAGAAGTTTTTAGAATCGATCCAAAAAGAAGGAATCACTCGCGGCGTAATGGTTAAGACAATCAATCCGCCTTCGTTTTTACACAACAAACAATGGATAACTACAAACTCGAATTTCAAGCAAGACTGGGCCATTGGCACCGGCCGACTTCCTTACAAAAGAAATGAGGTCAGGCTGACAATCGAAATACCATTGGGCGAGATTGAAAATTGTAAGCCGTGGTCACAGATGAGATTTTTAACACCAGAGGTTGCGAAAGACCTTGAGGCTTTTGGTGATCCAGAAAACTGGCATATTTTCCAAGGCAAAATCAAACCTCAATGGATAACACAAATTGATTTTAATGAGGCCACATGAAAGAACACCCAGAGTTTGATTTAGAGCCGTGTGACAGATCAATATATGCGGCCCACAAGGTTCAAGAATGTGAAAAAAACATCAGCTTCACAACAATGCACTATGAGCCAAAAAGTTCTGACCGAAGTAATTACATACATAAAACCAAAGTAACTTTCAAAAAAATCTGCGCTAAAAACGATGACCACATTGAAGTTTTTGTTCAGAAATTCACTAAAAAGACCCGTCCAAAACGATGTGACCTTGGCCATTATCACGACTCTGAGGAGTATGAATGGGATGAGTGGCAGCGGCTTAACCTTGCATTTGAGGACTTCGGCCGGCTTATCGAATGGTATCAGAACGGACGCTTCTATGATCCCCGGACTCAACAAGCTAAAAAAGCAAATGCAAAAAATGGACTTCACTCAACAGAGAGGTTGAAATGATTAACTGGACAGACCCAAAAGCAAAGATTTCAAAGTATTTCACGGTTAAAGAAGCCATCTGGCTGGACAAGTGGGATCGGCTGGCCACCGAAGCCGACGGCCTCACAGATCAGGTCAAAGCCAACATCGTCAAATTCTTTGCCGAAAAAGTAGACCCAATCAGAGAAATTCTGGGCGTTGCCATGTTTTCAAAGAGCTGTTTCCGGCCAGAAGAGTACAACAAGCTGATTGGCGGGGCTCGTTTGTCGTGCCATCGGTGCCAGGGGCCCGACTGTGCCCTTGATTTCTGGACAGACGCAGATAGCGACGGCGACAAAGACGGGGCCGACTGTGACGCCATTAAAGCCGACCTGCGCCCGCATCTGGAACCGCTTGGGATCCGTATGGAAGACAACGGCGCCGGGGCCCGATGGGTTCATGTTGACAATAAGGCCGTGCCAGTTGGCGGACATCGGGAGTTTAAGCCATGACAGTGTTTAAATGCCTGGTTGAAGTCAGTAGCCACGGAATCTTAAAGAACAATAAGCAGATATTACGGAAGTTTTCCGGCCAAAGGTTCATCGGAACCTCAAACCGCGCAAAGCACGCCCAGAACTACCTGAACGCCCTGCTTTTGCGCGAAAAGATGAAATCCAGAATCGACACGATTGATTTCGACGTAAAGGTGAAGTTTGTCTTCCATTACCCGAAGTCAGTCTATTTCACCAAAGCCGGAAAGCGGTCAAACAAAGTGGGCGACCTTTCGAACCTGTATGAGCTTCCACAGGATTGCCTGCAGAAGGTCGGAATCCTATCCAATGACAGTTTGATAGTGTCGCACGATGGAAGCCATAGGGCGCCTATTGATGGCGTTAAGTACATGCTTGAAATTGAGATCACTAGACCATAATTTAAGCAGTTGCTGACAAAATAAAAATTCACAGGCCCTAATTTCTTAAGATGGAAAAGGGCCGATTTATATTCGAACTCTCACCAGAATGTATCATCGACATAGCTGCGATCGATACTAAGTCATGGTCAAAAATTAAAGACAACGTCCGCTTTTTAATGGAGTCAAAACAGTCCGATGACATCGGTGAGGCGTACATAATTGCTTTCATCATTTACGTTGCGGAATTTGAGCTTTTAATTCCCGAGTACAATCCCGATTTTGACAAAATGATGTGAAAGACTCATTGACTCTTTAAAATCTCACACAAAACCTTGAGTCATAACCAACCAGCAAAGGAAGTAACATGTCTGAAAATGCAAAAGCACCAGAAAGAACGCCTCTTGATTTCAAAAAACTCGCTCACGATTACTATGCGACGGCCATCGAGCTGCTCACGAATCGTATTCGTTATGCACCGGAAGAATTTGAGGGAGTTCACCAAACGCTCGCGTTTCTGCGCCAGAACAAAGACGCCATCTTGGCCGACATCCATAAAGAAGAACCACCACCGCCAGCACAACCAAAAGAAAACAATGTTTACGACATGGACTTGAGCCACGTTAAGCCCGGCGTAGTTCCAGAAGCCCAAGACGCTGTTGAAACCAACGGCCTTTTGGATTTGCCGGAAATGACCCCGGAGCAAGCTGCAGCCCCAAGTTCGCCACCACAGGCGCACTAATGGCTAAAACCTATAAGACCGATTACACATGTCTTTGTGGTAGCTCACAGCAAGTTCTTTATCCAAAACCGCAACCATTCCAAGGTTCATCAGTTGGTGTCACATGTAAAGATTGTGGCACCGAATACTATTTGAAGTTCAAAAAGGACTTCAAGCTTGGTGCCGGCAAGGTCGGAATTGAATCCAGAATTGTGCAGCCTTCAGACTCACTCAGAAAAATGATTGAGGAAAACGAGCGCGAGCAAAAAGTTAAACACAAAAAAGACGATTCATTTCGTTTCAACAAGGAATTAGGGGTGTTAAGTGGCGGACAAGAACAGCAAGAAGCCTAAAAAGGTCAGAGTCCTGTCTTTCGTTAAAGATGATGTTGGCGGTTTCGGCTTCCAAGAATTTGAAATTGACGAAAACGTGCTGGGCGAGCCAACCGACAGCTCACTTCCAGACGTCTTCGCAATCTTCAAAAACAACCTGATTCACAAAGCGCGAGAACTGTTTGGAATCTAAATTAAAGCTTTTAAAAGAAAATCAAAGCCAGGTCATCATCCTGGTTCTGCTGCTTAAACTCGTTGTGTATCGGGTAAGTTATGCGGATTGTCTTTGCGCTGGGGTTCTTCTGCTCGCAATATCAGCCGCCAAGGTCATAGATTACCTATACCCGAAACGGCCTGATTTATACACGCAATTAAAAGAACTTGATTCCAAGTTTCAAGAATTGGTCCTCAAAAATGAAGACTTAGAGCGAGACGTTACGGCCATGAAATTTGAAGGGAAGATGAGATGAATAAGTCACCTGAGTTGGCGCTTCTTGATAGGGTCTTTCAGGACAGCTTAAAGAAAACTGAGCCTGTGCCGGTTGAATTACCAAAGCCCAAGCCAGCGGATCCCATAATCATTAAAGACGAAGCCACCTGGCGTGAGTTTTGGGGCAACCCGGAAGAAAAGGAAGCTCTAAAACCCGAGCAGCTGGTTGATTGGCTTCCAGACAGCCTATCGGTCAAAAAGCTTTACGCTGACCTTGATTACTGGCTTCTGATCAATATCGCAGATGACATTGTCAGCCTACCAGATCAAAGAAAAGAATTTTCAAGGCTGGTTAAGGTCGTTCAAAAAGTTCTGCCCGATTGCCCGAAGGATGACATTCCAAAGTGGGTACTGAGACTCATCAGCTATCAGCTCGAAAGACCACTCATTTTTAGACAGACGTTTTATTGGCTGGTTTGGCTGAGAATTAAGAAATTGTTCTCCAAACTCCATTAAATTGCAGATGAGTTCTATTATAGAGGTTTATAGATGGCTAAAGGTAAAAAGACTGGCGGTATTCAGAAAGGGTATAAGTACCTAAAGACCGTCGAGTTTGCCTTGCGCTGTGATGAGCAGAAATTCTTTATCGCTGATGAGATGATAAAGCTCTTTAAAAAGTCAGATGACGATTTCTTAAGGCTCGAAATTCTTAAAGAGATGGCCAAGTACAGATACGCGCAACCAAAAGACCATGAGCCCACCGCGGGCGAACAAGACGATGATGACAATGAGAATTCAGAACAGATTTCAATCAGTGATATTTTCAATGTGATCGATGTCACGCCAAAGAAATTAAATGGCAGCAAAAAGTCTTAACCTCTTAATCATCAAAGACCTTTACGAGCGGTTAAAACCAAGCCAAAAGAAAATGTTCGCGCTGTTTCTGGGAGCCATCAGAAGAAAGCACGTTGTCCACTGCTCAAGACGTTTGGGTAAAACATTCCTGCTCTGCTGCCTGGCCATCATATTTGCCTTATCAAAACCAAACTCTCAAATTCGATACGCTTCTGTCACCCAGAAGTCTGTCAGAAAAATGATTCACCCGATCTTTAAAGAGATTTTCGCCAAGTATAAACCAAAGTACCGGCCGAAATGGAATTCACTTGAAGGTGCTTATGTGTTTTCGAATGGGTCAATGGTTCATATTGCCGGAGTGAACAACGGCCATGAAGATGATCTGCGCGGAACCGCGGCTGATCTGGCCATTGTCGATGAAGCGGCCTTTGTTGACAATCTTGGCTATCTGGTTGAGTCAGTCTTAATGCCTCAGTTGATCACGACTGGCGGCAAGCTGATCATGGCCTCAAGTAGCCCGCTGAGCCCAGCGCATGAGTTCGCTGAGTACATTCAATCGGCCAAGCTTGAGGACTACTATTCAGCTTATGACATCTTCCAGTCAGATTACACGCCTGAGATTATAGCGGAGTTCTGTAAAGAAGCCGGCGGCAAAGATTCAACCACTTGGAAGCGCGAGTATTTGAATCAGCTCATTGTTGATTCTGATTATGCAATCGTGCCTGAGATGGATGGGCTTGTTACCGCCAGAGCGCCGAAGGATGAGTTTTATAAGTATTACCACAAATACAACGCTATGGATTTGGGTGTAAGAGATTTGAACGTCAATTTATTTGCATACTATGATTTCTTGCGGGCCAAGATTGTGATCGAGCGCGAATTGGTGATGAGTGGGCCAGAGATGACCACGCCTAAGCTGCACAAAGAGATTTCAGACATCGAGCTTGAGCTATGGAAAAATGAGCGTGGCGAGCCTATAGAGCCTTACAGGCGCGTTGCCGACAATAACAATCCGCTGCTGCTTTTGGATTTAGGCTCAATTCACGGCATGTATTTTCACTCAACATCGAAAGACACGCTTCAAGCTATGGTCAACAATCTACGCATCTGGATTGGCTCAGGTCGTGTCGAGATAGACGAATCCTGCAAGGTACTCATTGACTCTTTAAAATTCGGTATCTGGAATGAAAACAGAAGCGATTTCGCAAGGTCTAAAACGTTAGGACATTATGATGCAGTGGCGGCAATTATGTATTTAGTTCGAAATATTGATGAAGCCACCAACCCAATTCCGGTTACACGCAAATTTGATGAGCACGTTGAGCCAGACACAACTCTTGAAGGCTATTCGAAACTGGTGCGGATGTGAAGATTGCCTGTGATTGCCAGATTTCAAAACGTACTGTTGAGCTTTTAAAGGCCAACAAGTTTGACGTTGTGTTTCGGGCGCATAGAGAACCAGATGAAGTTTGGATTGAAGCGGCTCTTGATCTTGGGGCCACAGTCTTTATCAGTCCTGACCTGGACATTCCGCTTTATCTGGATAAGTCCGAAATTGAATACAAATGGATCGATGTAAAACAAGGCCTTCGCTCAAGCCAACAATTCAACTTCTTGGTTAAGCGGCTAAATAAAATTAAGGAGGAATTTAAAATTAAAACTATTGCGCCATAACTCGGCGCCTAGGAGCTTTATGGAAAATCAATACTGGGCAAGTAAGCCTGAGATTGCGAAAGAAATTTTAGAAAAGGTGTCTGCGTATAAACTTTATATGCAGCAATCTGGCCAGCTGACTGACTTGCGAAAGTCTTTCAAAACTTATTACTATCGGCCACACATTCAAGATGTTGATCAGTCTTTAAAAGGGATCCACATCAACCATTATGCGAATTTGATTCATCACGTTCACACAATGGTGACTTCTGTGCGTCCTGCATGGGAGCCGCGTTCGATTAATACAGATTTAGCGAGTACCGATGACACCCAGCTTGCGAGTGGTCTTCTTGATTTCTACATGAGAGAAAAGCACATCGAAAGCAAAATTAATAAAGCTTGTGAGCTGGGCCTTTTTCTTAAAGAAGGATGGGTTTCGTTAGGATGGGATGCGACGGCCGGCGAGATTTACGCGCCAAATCCAGAAAACCCAGATCAACCGATCCATGAAGGTGATGCCGAAGTTGACGTGCATACCATTTTGCAAGTTTGCCGTGATGTAAACCGCAAAGATATGAATCACGATTGGTTCATCATTGAAAAGCCAAAAAACAAATGGGATTTGGCCGCAAAATATCCAGAACTTGCTGAGAAAATCGCACAAGTTCAGCCCGATACCAAAGATTTGCAATACTGTTTGGATGTCAATAACGCCGCGCTTAAGACAAAAGCCGCGGAGAGCGACATAATTCCAATGTATGAGCTTCGCCACGATAAAACGCCGGCGCTGCCTCAAGGCCGATTGGTCATCTGTTTAGATGGCGACATTACTTTGTTTGACGGCCCACTTCCTTACAAAAAATCTTACGTTTTCCCGCTGACCTCAGCTGATCACATTGAAAACGCTTTCGGTCACTCGCCAATGATGGACATTATTCCAATCAATGACGCCTTTGACATGACGGTTTCAGCTATCCTCAGCAACCAGGCGGCAAACGCCGTGAATAACTTCCAAGTGCCAAAGGGCGGAGCTCCAAAAGTTACCACTCTCAAAGATGGCATGAATGTTTGGGAGTATGACCCGAAAGCCGGAAAACTTGAAGTCATGGACCTGTTGAAAACAGCGCCGGAAGTCTTCAATTTCGCAACCATGCTTTCACAGCAAGCCGACATTATCGGAAACGTGCCGCCAATCACCAAAGGTATTGCGCCGGCTACGATGTCAGGTACGGCAATGGCTCTATTACAACAACAGGCCATTCAATCAAGCTCAGGCGTACAGTTGAGCTATACGCTGCTACTTGAAAATGTGGGCACAGCCCTGATTGAGCTACTGCAAACCTACGCAGTGGTGCCACGAATTGCCATGATCACAGGTAAGTCGAAGAAATCACAGATGAAGTCTTTTTCAAATAAAGATTTAAAAGGGATTTCTCGAGTTATTGTTGATTCGGCCAATCCGTTGACCAAAACCGCCGCCGGCCGCGTTGAAATTGCCAACCAGCTTTTACAAAAAGAAGGCATGATCAAAACGCCAGAGCAATACATCAGTGTATTGACCACAGGAAATCTTGAGCCGCTTTATCAGCATGACGCCGCCAATCTGCGACTTATGGTCATGGAAAATGAGCGCCTTATGGATGGGATTCCAGTTCAAATCCTCATTACTGATGACGATGTCATTCATATTTTAGAACACCAGGCAGTCTTGGCCTCACCAGAAGCCAGAGAAAATCCGAAAGTTGTCGCTGCAGTTGTAGCCCACATTCAGGCCCACATTGACCAGGGCAAGTCGAAAGACCCAGCCTTGGCGCTCGCTTTAAAGCAAGCCTCAATGTATCAGGCGCCGCCACCAGTTCCGGGCACAAATGGCCAGAGCGCAGATAAAACGGCTCAGGTCATGGACAACCAAAATCCCATAACTCAACAAGCAGAACAAACCCAATTACCAGAACCGGCCAAGCCGCCACAACTATAAGGAGTCATCATGTCAGAAGTTACCACCACGAGTGCGCCAGCAACACCAGCTGGCGACACCGCCGCGCAAGTAGCCGCCAACGTATCAACTGAGGCACAAACCACTGAGGCAGCGCCAACGCCGGCCGAAGTAAAATCAATGAAAGAGAAGTTTAAACTTCAAGTTGATGGCGAAGAGATCGAAGAGGAGCTTGATTGGAACGACAAGGACTCAATTAGAAATAAACTCCAACTTGCCGCCGCGGCTAAAAAGCGCATTGGCGAAGCCAAGACCAAAGAGCATAAGGCTATGGAAATCTTAAAGGCCTTTGAAGATGGCACTCTTTTAAGTAAGCATCCGAACGCTCGAAAGCTGGCCGAAGACCTTTTGTTGGCTCAAATTCAAGAAGACATGCTGGACCCCAAAGACAAAGAAATTAGGGATTTGAAAGCCAAAAATGAAAAGCATGAGAAATCTGAAAAGCAAAAGGCCGATGAATTAACCAAATCAGCCAACGCAAAAAAAGAATATGCGATCGCTCAGGAATTCCAAGCGACAATCATCGGAGCTCTTAACAAGTCAGGCTTGCCAAAAAGTCCGAAGTTGGTTCAACGTGCCGCCGATCTGATGTCTAAAAACTTGGACTTGGGCCTGACTTTGACCATTGATGACCTTGTATCTGAACTCAAAGGCGAAACAACCAGCACCATGAAATCAATTATCAAAGACGCCGAAGCTGAGCAACTGATTGAAATGTTCGGACCAGACATCATTAAAAAGCTGCGTATGTACGACGTTAAAAAGCTGCAGGAATCTCAAGGCAAAGTGTTTCAGCGCGGATCGAAGCAGACCGGCGAAGCGCCACGTCCTACAGCCGACAAACAGTACATGACTCAAGAAGAGTGGCAGCAGGAAGTTAACCGCCGAGTGGCAGCGGCTTCAAAATAATTTAATTATTATTCATTTTACCCATTGACTCTTTAAAATCACAGGCTCTTGCTTAGGGTAAGAGCTGAATCAACTGAGACGATAAACCAACGCCTCAGTAAATATTCATTTCTTAAGTCCATTCGGAAAACCAGCGAATAGACAAAATCGTTTTATTCGGAAAACCAGCGAATACAAACAAAAATAGTTCCAAAACAAAAATCAAAATTTTAATCGGCTTTTTCAAGCCAAAAAAGGTGTATTTATGGCTCAGGTCAATACGGTATCAACATTAGATGGCAATTTTAAAATCGTTTACGGCGAAGGCCCAGTAAACGTAGTTCCCGAAGTCTCTCTCTTGCAAAAAGAAATCAAGTTTCAGAAGGCTGATAAAATCGGTAAGTCTTACAACTTCCCGGTCATTCTGTCTCAAGAAGCTGGCGTAACCTACTTAGCGGCCGGCGCCGGTAGTTCGACGCTGAATGATTCGATTGCTGCGACCTTAAAAGAAGCAGTGGTTGACGCTCATCAAATCATCGTACGCGGACAAATGGATTATGAAGCTGCTGCAAAAGCTGCCTCATCTGTTGCCGCATTCAAAAACTCATCTGAACTGTTGGTAGACAACTTGATGGAAACTGCTTCTAAGCGATTAGAAATGGCTTTCCTGTACGGTCGTTCTGCTACTGGTTTAGGTACCGCGGACACAAGCGCCAACGTATCAGCTACTGTTACCAACGTAACAATGCTGTTGGCTGGTTGGGCTCCTGGTATCTGGTCAGGTGTTGAAAACGCGGTTGTTAACTTCTACAAAGTTTCAGATAACACGCTGATTTCATCGGCTGCTGATTCCAACTTTATCGTTACATCGGTTGTTCACTCAACTCGCGTAATCAAGTTCACAGGTACCGCAACAGGTATTTCTGCCCTTGATACAGCGCTGGGCGCTGGTGACTGCTACATTCATTGGAAGGGCGCAAAAGACGCTGAGCCATACGGAATCGACGCAATCATCACCAATACTGGATCATTGTTCGGTATTGACGCCGCGGTTTACTCATTGTGGTCAGGTTCTACGGTTTCTGCAGGTTCTGCAGCTCTTACTGTAGCGAAAATCCTGAACGCAGTTGAAGCTGGTATCTCTAAGGGCGGCCTCATGGAAGAAGCCGCTGTTCTCGTGTCACCTAAAACCTTCATGAATCTTTCTGGCACTATGACTGACTTACGTCGGCTAAATGGTGGTCAAAAAGAAACTGTCGGTATCGGTGGCTTTGAGTCAATCAGCTTGCTGGGGCCGAATGGTAAGTTAAACATCATGGTTCATCCATACTTAAAAATTGGTGAAGCCTTTGTTGTGCCATTCAAAAGATTCAAACGTATCGGTTCTCAAGAGTTCTCTTTCGAGACTCCAGGGCGCCAAGGCGAAATCTTCCTGCATGTGCCTGACAAAAATGCCTACGAATTACGACTTTACGGAGCGCAGGCCATCGTCTGCCAGACTCCTGCTAAGTGCGTAAAAATTAACTTAATCGTTAATACATAGTCCATTAAATGATTGCTCACCTCTGCAAAGGGGTGGGCTTTTTTGCGAGAGGTTCCAATGAGCTCAAACATTACATTTAACGGCGTGACTTATGCGATACCTGATGACGGCGACTTTAACTGGGGGCCTGATCTTACGGCGTATTTTATTGCTATTGCTTCCAGCGCACTTCAAAAGACAGGGGGAAGTTTTACTTTAGGTGCTGAAACTGATTTCGGCGCATCTTACGGACTCAAATCTCTTTATTATAAATCAAGACATGCTAATCCAGCAGCAGCTGGTCAAGTTCGTCTTGGCAATCTCGAATCAATCTCATGGCGTAACAATGCCAACAACGCGGATCTGGCTTTGACTTCAAATGCCAGTGACGCTTTACTTTTTAACTCTAAAAATGTTTTATTCTCTGCCCTTGGCCTGATTGTTAATGCTGATGTCAACGCCGCGGCTGCAATCGCATACTCAAAATTAAATCTTACTGGGCTTGTGGTAAACGCGGACATTGCAGCGGCGGCTGCCATAGCTTATTCAAAACTCGCGGCCTTAACGGCTTCGCGGCTTTTGGTTTCAAGCGCCGGCGGCGTTGTATCAGTTTCTGCAGTTACGGACACAGAGGCTGGCTATTTAGCTGGTGTTACATCCGCAATTCAAACGCAGATGAACACAAAACAACTTCGCTCAGTCCTTACAACAAAAGGTGATCTTTATGTTGCGACAGCATCCGATACCACAACCAGGCTACCAGCTGGTTCTGATGATCAAATGTTGGTGGCGGACTCGGCGCAAGCAGCTGGCCTTGCATACCAAACTTATATCGATCCAAGCGCACTTTTTAACGTCGGGATTGCATGCAGTGTTGGTTCAAATGCGCTGACAATCGCGCTGAAAACTGCTGCTGGAAACAATGCCTCTTCAACTGATCCAATTCGGGTCGGATTCAGAAGCGCAACATTAACAAGCGGAATTATGAGCTTTGTTAAATGCACAGCTGCTCTTTCAACTGTAATTTCTTCGGGTTCGACCGCTGGTCACGTTTCTGCTCAGGAATGTGAAATCTATGTTGGACTTTTAAACAATGCTGGGGCTCTTGAGCTTTGCTGGTCTGCATATCCTTTTGATGAGAATGCTTTGATCAGCACGACAGCAGAGGGCGGGGCCGGGGCCGCGGACGTCGCTTCAACAATTTACTCAACAACTGCGCGGTCAAACGTTGCGGTTCGAATGATCGGGAGACTATTATCAACTCAAACGACAGCCGGCACTTGGGCGGTTGTGCCTACAAATATTCAGGTTGGAAGTTTAGCAAAAATTCGCTCGGGCGACGTTCTCAATCAGCAAGTTTATTTGCATGCGGGCAACGGCTACGGCTCAACCAATACTAAAATTCGCCGCTACACAAATGCGCCTTTAACAGCAACAGATATGGTTTATGCAGATTCGGCAACAAACGGTATGAGCGTTACTGTAGGAAAATGGGGCTTATATTCAATAAGCAGAAATGACGCCGTTGTATCTGCCAATCTGGATGTCGGTATCTCATTAAATTCAAATCAACTTACCACGAATGTTTCTACAATTACGGCTTCTAACAGAGTCGCAATATGGGAAATGCCAACAACTGGCTCAGCGAATTCGCAAGGTAATGTTTCAGCAACAAGATTCTTGGGGCCTGGTGACGTAATTAGGGCTCACGACAATTTAGCAGCAACAGATACTGGTGTTTATTCGTGGTTCTTAATGACGAGAGTCAGATAAGAGGGGGGATGATGGATCAAGCAGTTGTTCAGCTCATCACAGACGCAATCAACAAAGTGGACTCAAAAGTCGATAAGCTCGACGAAAAGGTCAACTCTCTGCTTTCTTTCAAGTGGCAAGTTGTCGGTGGCACAGTTGTCATAAGTGCAATTCTTGGTGTGGTCATTCAAATCATAATCGCGGCGGTGTCCCGATGAAATATGTAAATATCATATCACAGCTTTTTGCGATTATATTTCTCGGATTCCTGATCTGGGCAACGGTTCAGGCTGAACACTACGGCTTTGCTTGTGGCCTTGGCGTGATATTCCTGCTCGTTCTTAAATTCAATCACATTGATAAGTTTAAAATCAGCAAAGATTCAATAGAAGTCGAGGACAAAGATGAACCTAAAAATTAGCGTAATACTTGTTTTAATTGGCGCTCTACTGGGTGGTTTCGGTGCATTCAAGCTTTTGCCAAAGGCTCAACCGGCGCCCGTGGTTGCAATTCCAGAATCTGAGGAACTTTCTAAGCTAAAAAAGCAGCTTGCGGAGTTTTCGTCTCAAAAAAAAAGCGTAATCAAGGAGTACAACTGTGCCAATGGTGCATTGTCGAAGGAAACGAGCGTAGACGAACAAACCGCCGCAAAAATCGCAAAGGAATCAGAAGAAAAGGCAAAAAAAGTGTCTGAACTTGTCGTGATTCCTCAAGCGGTTCAAGGCCGGGACAATTTCAAGCTGAATTTAAACAGCAAATTGCAGCCTGGTATTGAAATCAGTCCTGTTGATCATTACTGGGTCGGATATTTGCGAGATTTCAAGGCTCAAGAGGACATTTATCAACTCAGTTACTCAAACAGAATTTTTTAAAGGGAGACTACAATGCTTCGAATTAACTCAAAAACATCTGAAACAGTCGCAACAGCCTACAGTGCTGGATCAACGCCAGTTGATGTAAAACAGGCAAAAACTGTAAACATCTTGGCAGCGGTCACGAACTCTAATCCTGCTGCTGGAACTTTTACAGCGGTGGCCGCAACGGATGTAATCACTAAGGCGGCCCACGGATATTTGACTGGTCTTAAAGTTCAGGTTTCAACAACAACCACTTTGCCGGCTGGTTTATCAGCAGCAACAGATTATTTTGTAATTTATATTGATGCGAATACTTTTTATCTCGCAACATCACTGGTAAATGCTCAGGCGGGCACAAGAATTGACATCACAACGGCTGGTACTGGAACCCATACGGTCACGCCTACAGCCTTGGCTGGCGCATCTGTGAAAATTCAAGCCTGCTTAGATGATGTAATAACAGCTTCATCTGTTTTCTTTGACGTTCCAATTTGTGGAACTGGTGATGCTTCGAAATCTCAGGCAATCACAGCGACAGCGAGTCTTTCAGTTTCCGACATCGATCCAACTTACTGTTTTGTAAGAGCATATTACACACTAACAGCAGGCCAATTATCAGTCGCACAAACAACTTTAGTTAAGGGAGAGGCGTAATGCAAGACTTGGAAATGAAAAAAAAGGTTCTTCAAGAAATGATGGACCTCATGGATCAAAAAGACGGCGAAAGCCTTAAAGGTCATCCAAAAATGATGGCTCTTAAAGTTGAAGCTAAGCCGGAAGGTAGTCCAGAAGAAGAGTCCGCAGAATCATCAGAGGTTGAGGATTCGGAAGACGAGCTCTCGCCTGAAATGGTGCAAAAGATTCTCGAAATGTACAAACAAATGCAATAGGGGTTCCCTTGAACACGACTGAGTTAATTTCAGCTTTAAAAATATGCGGATCATTCCCGACTTCGAATGATCTGTTTTCAACATCAGATTTTCTGGTGCTGTTAAATATGCAGTTAAAGTCTGACATTACTCCTATGATGCTTAAACTTAATGAAGAATTCTTTTTACAAACAAAAGATTTCACGATTACACAAGGCTCAAGTTACCGAATACCGACACGAGCCATCGGCGCCAAACTGCGCGACCTATCAATGATAGACAACGCTGGAAACGTAACGCCTATCAATAGGTTATTCGAGGAAGACCGACCCTCAGGCAAGTCGGGCTACTATATGCTGAGAAATTCTGTTGAGCTTTCGACAGATTTCAATGCCAACACGCTCAGAATGAAAGTCTTTGCCAGACCCAATACTCTGGTGGCCACGACGGCATGCGGTCAGATTTCATCAATTAACACAGGAAACAACACAGTTGTTGTAAGCTCGGCGCCTTCGACATTCGCAGCCAACACCGTTGTTGATTTAATTCAAAGTAGAAATCCCTATGACTTACTGGCTATGGACTCAGTTTTATCTGCTGTCGCCAGCGCGACTTTGACATTTTCAAGCTTGCCGACTGATTTGGCTGTTGGTGACTGGGTTGCTTTGGCCACCGAAAGCCCTGTGCCGATGGTGCCTGATGAAATTCATCCTCTTTTAATTCAATCCTGCTTATGCAGAACCTTGTCTTCTAAAAAAGACAAAATTTACGAACAAGAAAAAGTCACGCTCGATGAAATGCGAGAAGTGGCAATTAACATGCTCGACCCACGGGTTGAAAATGCTTCGGTTAAATTCAGATCAGGCAGCCTATTAAGCCACTTTAGCAAGGGGTACTAATGGCTCAAGAGCTTGTATTAAAAAATTCAGGCTTACAGACCAACGCCAACCAATTAAGTGCGGTTAGCGAGGGCGCTCTTACGCTTGCCAATAACATCAACATTGATAAAGACGAGGTTGCGGAATCTCGCCGCGGCTTTGGTCGGCTCTTAAATGCAGCCGCAAGTGCCGACATCAGAAATGACCGAGTTACTTCTTATCAAGATTATTTAATTGCTCACAGGTCATCGGATAACACCATGTCGAAATGGGATTCCGGTTGGACTGATTACGCCGGCACTTACTCACACCCTGATGCTGATTACGCTCGGATGCAATTTTTGCAGACAGCTGGAAATCTTTATTTCACCACGAATGCTGGGGTTAAGGTTTTAGATGCGATCGCGGGCCCAGTTTATTCAACTGGTATGCCACGGGGCCTTGACGGCGTAGGCACAACCAGTGGCGCCAGCGGAATGATGTCAAACAACACTCAGGTTGCGTACCGGGTTGTCTGGGGCTCGCGCGACGCCAACAACAACTTGTATCTGGGCACACCTTCACAGCGGATTATTGTCGCCAACACTTCTGGCGGCACGCGTGACGTTGCTTTAACGATTACCATTCCAACAGGAATTTCAACTTCTGATTTCTTCCAGGTCTACCGGTCAAAAGAATCGGCCACGAGCTCTGATGAGCCAAACGATGAGCTGCAGCTGGTTTATGAGAAAAATCCAACGGCTGGCGAGATTACGGCCAAATCCATTTCTTTTACAGACTCAACGCCTATTTCATTAATGGGCGCGGCACTTTACATAAACGCTTCGCAGGAAGGTATTGCTGAAACTAACGATGAGCCACCATTGGCTAATGACATTGCAGCTTTTAAAAATTACGGATTTTTCGCCGCGGTTAAATCAAAACACCGACTGAATATCAAACTTTTGTCGGCCGGCGGCGCTGGACTTGTGAACGATGACACAATCACAATCGATGGCGTAGTCTATACAGCCAAAGGCGCTGAAACTATCGCCTCTGGATTTTTCAAGGTTTCAACTGGCGGTTCTGCAGCTCAAAATATCTCGGACACAGCTCAGTCTTTGGTTAAAGTCATCAATCAGTACACATCGAACACCACGGTTTACGCCTATTACATTTCGGGCTTTCAGGATTTGCCAGGTCAAATTTTGTTGGTGGCCAGAGTTTTAAGTTCGGTTTCTTTCGCGGTTACTGTTTCGCGCGCGGTTGCTTGGGATATTGGAACCGGCACAAGTGCGAATGATAACTATCAAAACGGCCTCATGTGGTCTAAAGACGGTCAATTTGAGCACGTTCCAACGGGGCATCTTGAATTTGTCGGATCCAAAAATTATCCAATCAGACGTATTATTGCGCTGAGAGATTCGCTTTTCATTTTAAAAACTGATGGTGTTTGGCGCTTAACTGGCGCCGGCGGATCATGGTCAATCACGCCTCTCGACACTTCAACGCGGATTATTGCGCCGGACTCAGCTTCTGTCGTGAACAATCAAATTTTCTGTTTGGCCGATCAAGGAATTGTGGCCATTTCAGATATTGGGGTTCAGGTAATGAGCCGCCCGATTGAAGATCAGATCACTGACTTGGTTTCGAAAAACTACAACAATCTTAAAAAATTGAGCTTTGGCGTTTCATACGAAACTGACCGCAAGTACATTTTATTTACAATTAACCAGGCGGCGGACACAGCGCCAACTAAGGCCATTGTTTACAACACTTTCACCAAAGCATGGACAAACTGGACAAAAACAGCAGTTCACGGCTTCGTGAATCCTGCAGATGACAAAATGTATCTGTGCAATTCTACTGATAAGCACATCTTAAAAGAGCGCAAAACCTTAAACTTCACTGACTTTGTCGATGAAGAATTAGACGGCATTTCAGTCGTTTCAAGCTCAAGCTACAATGTGGTTTTAAACACCACGACAGGGATTGAAGTCGGTTCGCTCTTATATTCGTCTGCAACGGTTTACTCTGTCATCACGGCCATAAACCCATCGTCAAATTCAGTGACTGTAAATGACCTGAAAACTTGGCCAGTTGGAGCCATCACGGTTTACAAAGTGATTGAGTGCGAACTTGAATACGTTGCCCAACATTTCAAGAACCCCGGCGTTATGAAGCACTTTCAAGAAGTGGCGGTGCTTTTCAGAAATACCAACTTCTTAACTGGCGTTTTATCTTTCTTTACCGATCTGTCAGGCGGCTACACACCGACCACAATCAACGGTTTTTACGGCGGATCGGCTTGGGGGCTGTTCGGCTGGAATGTGCCTTTTTGGGGTGGCGCTCAACGGCCAAAACCAATCAGAGTCTTTGTCCCGCGTGAAAAGTCCAGAGGCACGATTTTAAGTATCAAGCTCACAATGGCTTCTGCTTATTCGAAGTGGTCTTTAAACGGAATCTCAATCAATTATGAGTGGGTTTCAGAAAGATCAACAAGGTCATAATGTCAAAATTAGACCCACAACGCTTTACAGTTGAAGAGTTCCCAGAACAAGCAGATTGGATTGGTAAGCTTTTTCAGTCTTTAAATCAATTCACTGGCGACGTTGTCCGGGCATTTCAAAATGCGCTGACCATTGAAGACAATCTTTTTCAGGAAATCAAAGAAATAAAGTTTCAAAATACTACGGCTCTTTATCCGATTAAGTTCAAAACCAAATTTAACACAGCTCCAAAAGGGCTTACTTACATTTACTTACAGAACAACACTCTTGGCAGCTACTCAACTCTGGCGCCGCACATCGTTTGGAGTTACGCAAACAACCAAGTGACAATCACGAATATTTCTGGATTAACAGCTAATTCTACATATACAATAAGGGTACTCGTACTCTATGGATAAGGGGTAAAAATGCCATTCGCAGCAATGTCAAAACAAGATGAAGAAAGACTTAAGGGCCAACAAGCTGGCGTGAATATTTCTGGCGGCGCTGGTGCAAACTTCGCAACAGGCGTGCCCGGACAAGAAGGCGGTCAAAAATCTTCTGGCCAATACGCCAACATTCAATCTTATCTGGATGCCAATAAACCACAGGCAGATGCTATGGGACAAAAAATAGCTGGCGACGTTGAATCAAAAGCTGTTGATGCTCAGACAAAAATTCAAGGCCTTGATGCTCAGGCTCCAAAGGTTGATGCTTACGACCCGAATTCAGCCTACAGCAATTTAGGCAGTCTTTCGCAAGAGCAAAAAGACCAATACCGAAACCAAAAGGCTACTGGCGGCTACTCTGGGCCAGGCACCGTTGATAAGGTAGCTGGATATGATGAAACACAAAAGGCGGCTTCGGCTGCTTCAACTTCTGTTAAAAATCTTGGAAATGAAACTGGCCAACAACAAGAATTAAAAAATACTTACGCCAGGCCAAATTATTCTTCAGGAGAAAATAAGCTCGATCAGGTTTTATTGCAAAACTCTGATGGGTCGCGCCAAGCTCTTGAGGGCGTAACCAGCAAATATGCTGACCTTGATAAATTATTTGATACGACCGCGCAAAAAGTCGGTGGCGCTTTAAATACCGCCAGCCAACAGGCTCTGGCAAACAAGCAGGCTGTTAATTCAGCCGAAGCTGATCAGTGGAAAAACTTAGTCGATCCAATTCAAGTGAGAGCTGATCAGTTAAATCAACAAAATCCAGCTTTGTATCAAGGCGTGTTGGACGACGTTTCGGACGATGAGCTTTTAGACGACACTTTAAAAAGATTGGGCATCTCTGCAGGACAAAATCTTTATGATGTGAATTTAGGATCTTATTTAAGTCCGAACCTTACTCAGGTGGGCCTTAATGATGCGGCAAACGCTGACGAAAGATCAAAATACCAGGCGCTGGCTGATTTAGTTCAAGACCCTACGAGAAATCAAATCACAGCTGCCGGCAAAGACATTAACCCGGTTTCTTTTAATAAAGACCAATTTAATAAAGATATTGCTGGAAAAGAAGCTGAATACAAAAATGCTTATGAAACAGATCGCTCTTATTTTAATGGTGCGACTCCAAAAGAACTTGAACAAATTCATTTACCGAAAGCAATGGCCGACGGGAATACTATGCTAGTTAATGACATTAATTATGTATTAAATAATTTTAAAAATGACTGGAAATCTGGTCGCACAATCAAGGCGGGTAAATAATGAGCAAAATGAATAGTGCAATTTCAGGAGCAGCAGCCGGCGCCTCAATTGGCGGGCCTTGGGGTGCTGCGATTGGCGGAGTGGGTGGCTTCTTGCTTGGCTCTGATGACAAATCATCCTCAATGTACGATGAGATGCTCAAAGCGGCTCAAAACATACCTTTGCCAGTTTTAAAGCAGTATTATCCTGAGCTCTACCAATCTGTCGTACAAATGAACCCAGAACTCGAAACAGCGGTAAATCTTGGCCCATCTGAAATGGATGGAATTGCGACTGATCCAGCTTTAAGACAAAATCAGCTGAACGCTTTAAATAGGCTCAAAGCAATTGGAGACGCTGGCGGGCGCGATTCTCAATTCATGTCTGAATATGGTCAACTCGAGAACGATATAAATACGAACCTTCAAGGACAACAGGGCGCAATCCAACAGAACTTGGCCACGCGAGGTCTTTCAGGTGGTGGCTCTGAGTTAGTCGCTAAAAACATAGCAGCGCAGGGTGCGGCGAATAGACACGCTCAATCTGGCATGGATTTAAAAGCAGCTGCTGACAAAAGGGCGTTGCAGGCTCTCATGCAAACTGGCGAGCTCAGCGGGCAACTGCAAGCTCAAGATTTCAGCCAACAATCAGCTAAGGCTCAGGCGGCGGACTCAATTGCGAGATTCAACGCTCAAAACCAGCAGCAAGTCATGAGCAACAATGTGGGATCCAGAAACCAAGCTCAACAGTATAATCTTGGCAATAGGCAAGATGCTGCGAATCGAAACACGGCTGGCGCCAATCAAGCGCAGCAGTATAATTTGAACCTGACTCAGCAGAATTACGATAACCAGATGAAGAAAATGGGTCTTTACAATGGTGTGTCTGGTGAAGCTGCTAAAAACTCAGCTAACCAGGCGGCGAATCAAGATCAATTCGTTGGCGGGCTCGCGAGCGCCGCTGGCCAATGGGCCGCAAACAACAAACAACCAGCCGGTTCAAATTGGGCTGGAAATACTAGCGACAATTGGGCGTATGACCCGAACAAAAGGAAGGTGTAATATGGACCCGATGCTTGAAAAATACCTCAAAGATAAATTTGGCGAAAATTATGGGCAAAAAGCTCAAGACGATTATTCCGCGAGAGAGAGCAACATTAACGCTGGCTCTGTCGCTTCGGCCTTTGGCGACGCCTTGGCGCGTCGGCCAGTTGGTAGCCAAAATGAGTATTTCAGTGGCCTTAAAAAACAGGCCAAAGACGACACTATTGGCAAGATTGAACGGGAAAAACAAAGCTACATAGCTGATGTAGGATTCGAAAATCAACAAAACAAAGTACAAAGAGAAAATGATCAATTTGACCCCAACTCCAAAGCGTCGATTGCATTTAGAAAATCAATGGAAAATGTGGCGCCAGGTATCGCAAAGCAATACGGTGCCGATTGGGCAAACGTATCTGCTGGCGACAGCGATAATGTATGGAACCCTTTGAAATTTAAAGAAGCTCAGGCGACTAGATTGCAGGCCGCTCAACTAGCGAAGCAGGACAAACTTAAAGCCGCGAGCGACAAGAAGTCAGAAAGAGACTTTGCTCTTAGCACCCCCTATGGGCTGGCAAACACAATTGAAGATGCTAAAAACTTGAAGTCTGTCGATGAAGAAAAAAAGAATTTTGATTCTAAAATAACGGAAATGATCGCGCTCAGAGAAAAACACAAGGGCGGCGACATGTTTAACCGTGAGGACGTAGCCCGCGGACAACAGCTTTCGAAAGACCTGCTGCTGGCATATAAAAACTTAGCGAAGCTAGGCGTTTTATCAGTATCTGATGAAAAGATTTTGAATAAAATTATTCCGGCCGATCCGTTGGAGTATAATTCGATAGCTTCATCAGTGCAAGAACAAGATCCAATAATGCACACTCTCACTAAATTTAAAGCTGACTCTGAATCTGATTTTCAAAATAGACTTAACAACAGGCTGAGAAATCCAGTTCAATTATCAAAAGATCCGCCGCCAGCGACAAAAGTCATTAACGGCAAAAATTATAAAAAAGTTCAGGGCGGATGGGAAGAGATATAATGGCTAAATTTATTTCAGACGAAGAGATGAGAAAATTGGAATCAGGCGGGAAGCATTTTATTTCTGATGAAGAAATGTTGCAGCTTGAACCTGACTGGAAAGACAAGACCAAGGAATTTTTCACTGGTAAAAACTATGATTGGTCAAATGCTCCAAAAGACCTATTGCAGGGTCAGGTTGACGCGCTCCCAGCTTACGCTGGCGCAGCTGGCTCTGTTGTCGGCCTTGGGAATCCTGCTATTACAGGAGCTTTTACCGCTGCTGGCGATTCTTTGAAAAATGGAATTAACAGCACTGTTGATTCTTTGAAAAATGGAACCTTCATTGAGGATAATTTAAGATTGCCAACTCTTGAACAAGTCGCCCAAGTTACCAATAAGGCCGTAAAGTCATTCAATGATGGCGCGGCAGCTGAAATGGGCGGACAAGTGCTGGCGACGGCGCCAGGCGCAATTTGGCATGGAGCTAAAAGTATGGCTAACAAAACAGGTCAGGCTTTTAAAGCCGGCGCTGAAAAACTTGCTGAAAACGCCACGGGAGCTACTGGTGCTCAAGCTGCAAAATTCAATGATAATGCCGGACGTGAACTTTTGGACCGTGGTTTGGTTAAGTTTGGAGACAACGCTTCGGACATCGCAGGCAGGGTTAATAAGTCGATGGATGCAGCCCATTATGAGATTGATAACGTGCTAAAAACTCTCGATGAAAACGGAGTTAACATTTCATCTGGAAACGTAGTCACCAACATACAGAAAAAAATAGCCGAACTTTCAAGGAACCCATCGAAAGCTGGCGTCGTCCAAAAACTGGAAAAAATTGTCGAGGACATTTATCAATCAAGCACACTTGAGTCCAAAGTGCCAATCAGCGTAGGTGAAGAGACAAAACGTGGATTTAACAAAATGGCTGGAAACTGGATGGACCCAGAAGCCGGCGAAGCTGGGAAAACCGCATATCAGGCTTACCGCGGCGAAGTCGAGCAGACAGCAAATAAAGTTGCTCCTGAATTGGCAAAGAAATTTGAAGAGGCCAAGAAAACTTACGGGTTGTTGGCTCCAATTGAGGAAGCCGCTACCAAAAGAGCGAATACGCTCAACCAGTCGCCTTTCGGGGGCTTGCTGGATGTTGCGGCGGCCGGCGCTGGTGGCGGGGTTGTAGGTGGGCCAATGGGCGTACCTGTGGGGATTGGTGCGGCCATTGGGAGAAAAGTGCTTACGCCAAGAATATCCTCTTCTACAGCAGTAACTCTTGATAAGATTTCAAAAAGCTTGATGAATTCGCCGCAAATGAAAGAAATTGCTCAAAAGTCGCCAGATGTATTTCAGACTATGGTTTATCAGCTTGAAAAGAAATTGAATTTCGGCGGCGCTGAATTGCCAAAGGCCGCTGGACAGCCTCAAGAATCGGACAAAATGCAGGGCGAAAATCAGCAAAAACCGGGTGCAAATTTAGATAAGAATATGATCTTACGAAGATCCCAGAATTCAAAATATGGAAAGATTTTACAAAACGCTGCAGATCGTGGCGACGATGCCTTTAGCGCTGCACATTTTGTTTTAAGCCAAAGAGATGAAGGCTATAGAAAGCAACTAGAGGATCAGGCTTGAGGTTTTTGAACCAGCCAAGTAACCCATTTTTTCAATCCTATAATCATTAAAAATTGAAGCACGAATACTAATAAATTTGAAACGTTGCCATTCTCATAATAAAGAAGAGATTTGATCGGGTGATTTTCATAGTCAAAACGAATTGAGTCGAAGTCATCTTTATCAACTGGGCTAACCAGAGGTTTGCTGTAAAAAGGACTTTCTGCTTTTGTCCTAGACATCAAAACCTGTTCAGTCGTGGGTGTTGAAAAATTTAGCCTAATCCTATTTACTGAAACGCCGGCGCCAACAACCATGATAGCGAACGAAATCCAAAAAACGGTTTTATATAATTTCAGCGCCATTATTTGTACTCATTATGAACTGGCGGCGCAGGAGAGTTTTTTAAAAAAGATTCATTTTTTTGTATAAATTTTTGTCTAGAATACCAGTCTCCTATTATAAAGGCTTCTGTACAAACAGGAATAAAATCGTTTTTTGAAGATACTCTCTCGCAATAGTATAAAGATTGATTAAAGAATGGGCCCATTGATACCCACGCATCTTTGTCGGATATAAAATGAGGCGAGGCGCACCCAATTAAAAAAAAGCTGATCAATAAAAAATACTTCATAAAATCTCCTTCAATCATTTAGTTCAAATCAAAGATGAAGATCAAGGTGTATTAAAAAATTACTTCTTTTTGACTATTTTCTTCTCAAACTGATCAAAATAGCCAGGAGTAAGGAGCTGAACGACAGTGATACTCATGCCTTTGGCTATCTTGTCCATGTAGTCCATAGTCGGGCTGCTTTTAAAATTAAGAATGTTGTAAATCTGCATTTTAGAGCAGTCGCACTTAATAGCGAATTCTTCCACATTCTTTATCTGGTAAAGCTCTATATAAGCCCTAATGTTTTCTGCCAAAATTCTTTGCGATTCCAAATTTAAATTCAATGTATCCATAAATACAAGATATTATACTGTTGACCATTAGTCAAATATATTGTATCGTGTATAAATAAGTACAAGGTCCTATATGTAAATTCTGTCCCAAAAACAGACGTTTATGCAAGGAAAACGAGAGGATTCAATATGTTAGCTGAATTTTTGAACAAAGGAAGGGTGGTTTAGATGGAGTTTTGCTTCGGAATGACAATTTTAATTTTAATAGTCCTTATCCTATTTACTGAAACGCCGGCGCCAACAACCATGATAGCGAACGAAATCCAAAAAACAGTTTTATACAGTTTCAAAACCATGAAATTCCCTTATTTTGCTTCTTTTTGCTCTTGCGTTTTCTGGTGCAGCTTATCGAGCACGTACTTGTCGCTAATGGTTACAGCGGGGGTGCAGATAGGCGCCATTCCGTCTTTAACAGGCACCCTTTCGCAATAATAAATGGAGTCGCTTCCTGCTGAGCTCATCGCAATCCAGGCATCTTTTTCTGATATAAAGCGGGCTGTGGTTTGGCATGCGCTAAGAACAAAAAGCATAGCCAAAAGCGATACTATTTTTTTCATGGGAACCTCTTTTCTTATTTGTTGTTTCTCAGATAATTCAAAGTGCTGACCATGTTAGGATCATTAAAAAGGTCGGTTTCTTCTACGGCCAGGGCTTTAGAGAGCAGTTGAATGGTGCTGTGATCCGGCCACGATTTTCCTGTCTCAATTTCATTCACCGTTTTTACGGATTTGCCGATCATTTCAGCCAATTTGAGCTGAGAGAAACCCTGTTTTTTACGCAGATTCAATATGTTGGTGCTCAAGGCTGTTTTAACTTCCAAGACTTTTGTTTCGTTCATGGGTTAATATTAACACAAATAAACTCACTTTCAACATAATAAAGGTTGCAAATAAGAGTTTTTAGGTTATATTAAGTCTGTATGAACGACTCTCCTATATGTAAATCGTGCCTCAAAACGATTCAGATGTGTAGGCAAAACGAAAGGCTGCTCAAATGACAATCAAAAAATGTTCTTGCGGACACAAGATCGACTCCAAAGGAGCCAAAGTTCTCGGTGTCACCAAGACCGCTGGCAAGCGCATCCTCTGGTTTAATTGTCCCCTCTGCGCATCGACAGCGGTTCTGATTGTGAAGCTTAAGGCGGCTGCGTAATGCCCACTGAATTTAAGTTCGGATTTGATTTGCAGTATTCGGATCACATCAAGACTGAGTTCGAAGTCATTGTTGAGTGTGAACTTCGCTACATCAACAAAGAAGAATACGAGGTCGAGTTTACGGTCATCAAGAAAGAGGATGATTCGGAAATCAAATTCGACAGCCTTGAAATCAGAGACAGGGCTGTAATTTCCCACAGAGCTTGGGATCCGCCGGCCGACAAACTCTCAGACGCTTATCACGACTACTGTGAACGGCAACCTCAGTACGACAAATACGCAGATAATTTTTAAACGAAAACCAAAAGGAGACAAATGAGCACGATAACAGCAGAGGAAATTTCAAAACAGTTACCACTTAAGGTAAAGGCCAGGACAACGGGCATGTTTGCAGGCCATGTCATCAGATTTTTTGAGTGCAGGAATGAGCCAGGAAAAGATTGGCAGCTTGTCGGGATTTCTCTCGATGGGAAAAAGCACTTGATCGAACTTCAAAAAGATTCAGTTTACGAAACAATAACTTGGAAGGATTTAAAATGAAATCGGGCGAATCTAAAACGGAAAATAAAACGGAAACCCCAGCGGAAGTTAAGCCAACGGGCCTTGCTTTGCTTCGTGCACCGTTTGAAAAACATCAAATCAGCAAGCTGCCAAAGCCGACAAAGGCTCAGACAGACGAAGTGAAAAATGATTTTCAAAAAGGCATCAGATGTCCAGATTGCGGGGCTTGGCATCACCCTAAAGTTGTTCATTTGGATTACGTCGGTCACGCGGCCCTTACGGACAGGCTTTTAGACGTTGACGAAAAATGGGAATGGACTCCGCTCGCCTTTGATACGGACGGCCTGCCAAAATTTGATAAAATCGGCGGCCTTTGGATTAAACTCACAGTCTGTGGGGTGACTCGCTATGGTTACGGTAACACCGATAAAGACTCGACTGATGGGAATGCGGAAAAAGAAATCATTGGCGATGCCTTGAGAAATGCGGCCATGAGATTTGGTGCAGCCCTTGATCTTTGGCACAAAGGCGACCTGCATAAGCTGGAAAACGAAGGCTCCGACAAAAAAGAAACTTCTCAAAAACAACCGGAAACGAAAGCTGCAGCCGCAGCTCAACAGAAAGCTCAAAATCAAAACCCGCTGGATTACGTTGTGACGTTTGGCAAGTTCAAAGGAAAAGCGCTTAAAGACATTTCGATGGACGATATTGCAGGCTATGTCAGCTACCTTGAAAAGGGCGCCGCCACTTCAAACAAACCTCTAACTGGTGCCCCGCTGGAATTTGTCCAGAACTCTAAAAAAGTTCTGGAAGCCGGCGCGGATCCAGTAGGCCAAAATCTTAACGAAGACATTCCATTTTAATAAGGAGAAATGAAAATGACAAATTTAGTAAAATTCGACCAGTTAAAAGCAAATATTCAACTCTACGTTGCGCCGATAAAATCGGTGGTTGTCGATAGCAAGGAGTCGCAAGACTCCGCTATGGAATCGGCAAAACAAATTAAGGACTGGGCAAAAAAAATTGAAGCTCTGCGAGTTGAGCTAAAAGCTCCTTTTAAAAAAGCAGCTGATGAAATTGACGCCCACGCGAAAGCGATTACTGCACTATTGGCTGATCCAACGGCGCACCTTAATACTCAACTTTTAGCATGGAATCGTAAGCTTGAAGAAATCCGCCAGGCTGAAATTGCACGAATCAAAAAAGAAGAGTCTGAGCGCCAAGCCGCGGCTGATAAAGCGGCCAAAGAGGCTATGGACCTTGCAGCGTTTGAGCGTGAGATTGGTAATGACGAAGTGGCGGAAACCGCCGAACTCGTGGTACAGGCTGAATACGAGCGAACCGAAGCCAAGGCCATCACTGATGTAAAGTCGGAGCTCAAAAAAGTTGAAGAAATTCGAGTCAAGGGCGTCACTTTGCGCTGGGATTTTGAAATTGCAGACGTTTCCAAAATTCCGGCAAAGTACATGGTTCCGGATTTGGTTTTGATCAGAAAGACCATTGTTGACTCAAAAGGCGCAATTCAGATTCCAGGCGTTGAAAGCTTCCAAAAGGAGTCGATGACTATACGATAGTAAACATGAATTAAGTTACTCAATTTGATCGAATTTTAACAACCCCAATAATTGGCAACAATTCTGGGGTTTTTTGCGTTCAGGGGTCGATAAGAACTACTCACAAAGGATGTTCATCATGCTCAAGCTGTACGTTTCGGAAGACGGTAAAAACTTTAAAGAATGCTCTGCGCTCTTGCTGGGGGAAAATCTCAAACCGATCAAAAAAACCAGCGTCATAGAAGCAATTAAGACCTACGACAAAAACTGCACGTCTCACAAGTGCATAAAAAATCAAAGTAACGAGCGCCTTTATTTTCACATTTTTCGAAAATTCCTAGAAGACCGCGGGATTCATGCAATTCACGAAGTCAAAAAGCTCGACATTGAAGATTTTGAGTCCTGGCTTTTTACCAGAATGAAAGCCACTTCGGTTAACCGGCGCATGAATGTCTTTAAAAACTTCTTTGTAAAATGCAAAGACTGGGAGTTTGTTTTTTCAAATCCATGCGCTGGGCTTAAAAAGCGAAAAGAGGACACAGTTTCGCACAAGCCGTGGCCGATTGATGTTTTTACCCAATTCTTGATGCTGACTACAGGAGTCCGAACCGATCTGTTTTATTTTCTATGGCTTACCGGGTGCCGGCCGATGGAAGCCAAAAACCTTCGCTGGACTGACATCGATCATGATGAGAAAAAAATCACATTCCGATGCGGCAAAAATGCCAAGGTGTCCAGAGAGTTTCCTCTGACTGCAGAGGCTTCAAAAGTCCTGCACAACATCCGCATGGATTCATTGCACGTTTTTACGGAAAACAAGCAGCCAATCAGCAATGACCTTCTTTATCACTACTGCAAAGACCGCTTAAAACACATAGGCGCCTCACAGTACACAGTTTACGGATTAAGGCATACATTCGGGAGTCGAATCAGCGCAGAGGGCGCCAACGCCTTTGATATTGCCGAGCTGATGGGCCACACGAAAATGGAAACCACAAAGCGGTATGTCCACAAAGACCAGGAGAAAATTCTTAAAATTCTGGGCGCATAAGTCGGCAAGTTTCAAGATTAAAAATTGTCTGTTTAAGAATTCAACTTATTTCTGAAAAAAATAAATAGTGTGGCAATTTGTCGTGCAGCCGTGGAAATTTGTCGCCACGCAACGTATTATTTGTTTGCATTAGGCCTAAAGTCGAACTTACCATTTATTTACACCGCAAGTTTGCCAAAGCTAACTGTGTTAAGCTTTGGTAATCAAAAGTCCTTCAAATGCTCTACCGTCACTTATGGTGCCGGCCCAGGGCACCAAATTCATTTCTCTTCATTTCTGAGAGAATAGCAAACGGCTTTTTCAAGTCATATCGAATAGTTGAGCCATACTTTCTCGAACTAAAGAATCGCTTTTTCGACCAAGCTCTCAATAAGGGCGGCTTCACTCGTCCCATTTTTATTTTTAAGAAGTTCCATTTTATGAATTGTTTCGGGCTTAAGCCTAAAGGTGCGCATAATTTTTTTATTTTCAGTAATTTTTGTACGGCCATCGTTTAAAGGGAGATTCATCCAGACCTTAATTTTTTCGTAAGGCATTTTGAGAAAACCAGTCCCATTGACTTTATTTTCGTTTAAATCGCAGACGACTTGCTGAAGAGTTTTGGTATCTTTTGTTGTATCAAAGATGAAAGCTCTGGGTAAACGAGCTACGGCGGCGGGTAAGACTTCAAGAATTCGAGGCTCAACATTTTTTCCGGCCCAAATCAAATCTTTAATTTTAATTTTTGCCTGATAATAATTTTCAAAATTCATATTTGTTTTTAAAAACCCTTTTCTAACTAAAAAAGCCATGGCTTTTTTGAAACGAATATCTTTGCGATTTTTATCATCTTTAAGAGCTGCTTTTTTAATTTGTTCGATCAATTTTTTATTATTCATATATCACCTTATGTAAATTTTTTTAAATCTCCGCCAGCTTTAATAATTCTTTCAACTAAGTTTGGAAACTCATCAGAGGCAATGGCTTGTCGAATGAGTTGAATATTTTTTTCGGGAGCCTTAACAGCTTTGCTAACGAGGGCTGATTCGGGATCGATAACAACAACTTCGAGCATTAAAAGATTAAGAAAGGGTAAAAACTGACTATCATTGGGCACAAAGATCAATGGACTGTCTTCGTCATACATAAACCCATAAGTCGGCAATATTTTTTTGAGACTTTGTTTTACAAAATGATCAGCTCTGAGTAGGGCATCAAGATCGCCTGTTTGCGCTAAGCTAAGCCCGTATGTGAGTTCGGGTTGAATTAAAAGGCTAGTTTGGCCTAAAATTTCAATTCGTGAGTGAGCTATTGGGGGCGACCCGCGTATCAGTCGCTCTTTATTCTCATAATTTATCTGCTTGTCGAGCAAGCGGAATACTGTAACCAGCTTCTCTTTCAT